AGCGCGAAAGCAGCGTTACCGCAGAAGCGAGTATGTTGCAGTTCTTTTCGTTTAAAATGGAAAGAACATCTGCTCCTCCGCGATTTTTTCCGGTGTCAATGGTCTTGAACGCCTCGCGGGAACAGTTGTAGGCAACCGACATCCAAAGCGTCCGCCCGGTTTTGACAAGCGCGGTAAGCCTGTGCTGCCCGTCAATCAAGTTGCCATCGGCGTCAAACTTGATCGTTTCGCCACTGCGTTCGTTCCACGCATCACGGATGATTTCGGAAACGTACTTTTCGACCGTGGTTTCGCTCAGCTTGCGATTAAATCCAATATTTTTTGCAAGCCACTTTTCCGCGAGGTCGGGTGTGATAGGCATAAAATCATGCCTGACGTAATCTGACTTTCTCATAAACCAGCCCTTTCGTTTAACTTTCGATCGTGTCAAGTATCGCTTCCACGTCTGACAGCAGTTTATCTGCATGTCCTTCTTTCCATCCCTTGCTGTTCATCAACATAACTTCAGTCCTAAGCGTGCTGACTGCTCGGCGCAGCGCTGCGGGCAACTCTACCCCTTTCTTGTCGCCGCCTTTGGTTTCATTCCGTGGTTTCGCGCGCACCGGCGCTTGATAATCAACCCGTTCCTTGACCTCCTTTTTTGCGGCGTTGACGGTAAATTCCTTTCCGTCAGCGCCCTTTGTTCCGATCTTCTCAAAGACTTCCGGGGCATGTTTCTTGACGTATTCCGCGTCCTGTACCGTGCGCCCGGACACTCCCACGGCGGCGGCGGCTTGGTCAACGGACTTGCCCTTGACCAGTTCGGGCAGATTTGCCCTAACTGCTTTGCCAGACTCGTTGTTTTGCGTGGCAAGCTGCCTCTCCTTCGCCTTCACCTCAAACATCGGCTTCAACCGGATTGCCAGTGTTGACTTCTGGCTGACCGACAAATGCCGCCGCTTGAGATTCCATGACACAACGTCGCCCAGCGGGTCAGCTCCCTGGTAGGGCTGGCAGCGCGGCGTAATCCCCGCCATCTCGCAAGCCTTCGCCCTGTTGCGCCCGTCAAGGATTTTCCCGTCAAGCGTGATAATCGGGTTCAGCAAACCGCGCTTTTTAATATCGTCTGCCATCTCGCGTATCTCATCATCTGACGCCATCGGGAATAAAACCGCGTATTCATGCACTTCCATTTTGCCCCCCGCGTTTGGATTTCACCGCGTCCACAATCACGTAAATCACCAGCGCCAAGGTGGGGGCTAGCAGCACGAAAAATTGATAGTCCATGATGGTCATTGCTCCCCCTTTCGCGCCCCCGGACGCGGCAGCTTGCTAATGCGTTTAAGGTGCGCCCGCTTTTTGGGCGTCATCTTACGCCCTCCCTTGCGCCCGATGGCGGCAAGGTATTTCCGCATTTCCGCTGTGATTCTCATTGTCCCTCCACGCTGGTTTTCTTTCAATGCAAATAAAATATTGCATAGCCGTTATGTTGTCAAGCTTTTTTTGAAAGATTTTTTATTTTATTTGTAAGTCGTTGATTTATAAACGGTAGAAAAAGAGGAAAATTGCTTGCGTGGGCGTGTTTTTGCGTTATCGGCGCAAATATCCATGCACAAGCGGCAGGTATTTTTTACGGGCGGCGGGCCGCGCCGGCCGGGCGGGGTCGGGTGTCCCTTGCGTATCGGGCTGGATTTCCGCCGGCGCGGCTTTCGTTGCCCCGTAAATTTGCGCGCCGTCCGGCAGTCGGAATAATTTTAGCGCGTATGCAATCGCGTATGCGTACACGGTGCAGTCAAGCAAATGGTTTGCGTCAAATCCTTTTCGCTTCGTCCACTTTTTTTCATAGCCGGCAGACCCGCGTTTGCGGACTGTCACCTCCTGCTCGCTTTGTAAATGCCGCGTCAACATTTCGTCTTTGTCGGTCGGCATGTGGATCAAATGCGGCTGGCCATCCTGCGGGTTCAAACGGCTGTAAATTATTTGCTTGAAATAAACCGTGTTGATCGCCAGCCCGGTCAAAGCGTTGACCGGTGTCCGGCCTTTGATGTCACGGTCGGGCGTCCATGTCTTGAACGGGATGGGCGTCGTTTTCCCCGGCTCGCGGATTGTCTCCTGCCCTTGCACAGGTTTCAATACCCGATATTTTCGGCATACATCGAAAACCGATTGCCCTTTAAACCGCGCGTCTACGCCGCCACCGACAACGCGGATTGATACGCCGGACGGATGCGCCATTGGCCGGGCGGCTATTTCGGGCAACGCCATTTCGGACGCCACTTGCCCCCATGAAATAATCCACGCCTCGCTGTTCGCGCCAAAACCAATAACGATGTAATAAGCGCAATCGCCCTGAACGTCGCACCCCATGACCAGCGCCTTGACGCCGGCCGGGATGGTGTTGCGCTGGTATCCGCTGGCCATGCTCGCGTTTTCAATCGCCGCGTCGCTTACGATCTCAAGACCGGACTGCTCCAAGCTATACGGCAACGCCAAATAATTATTTACAAACTGCTGCATTTCCTCGGGGTCTTGGTGGATTTTGGCAACCAAATATTTCCGGGCGATGGCCCCAAAATTACATGTTTCCCACGGGGCGTAAAGGCTGCTCAAATGATACGCCACCCATTTGCCGCCGGGGTTTTCGCTGATCCATTCGCCGGCCACCATCGCGGCTTTGCGCTCGGCGTCGGTGATTTTCCCTTTGCATAACTGGCACTCATACCAGCCCTTTTCATCCAATTCCCTAATCGCGCAATCCTTTGGCCAGCGCAAGCCGGAAAATTCCAACCGGATTTTGCCGCCACACCGCGGGCAAGGGATGTGGTAAAAATAAACGCTGGTGGCGTGCTTGGGCTCCCATGCGGACGTATCAAATAAATCCTCGCCCTTAGCGGTTTCGTTCCGCTGCTCAAGTCCCATCTCGCGCCATATGGGATCATCTTCATGCACCGGGGTGGACGTGCTGACAATTTTGTGATTCCAAAATGTTTTTGTACGCTCATCGGCGGCGGCGCTGGCCCCGGGAGCAAATGCGGATAATTCATCTTTGAGTAAATATTTGATCGGGTGTGACCGCGTGGCACTCTCGCTGTTTGACCATGCAAACCGCACCGTCAACCGGTCGAACGTGTAGGCCAGTAATTGCAAATCATCCTGCGCCCCGGTCAAGTGTTTACGCAATGCCGGGCAATCCTGAATCAATGGTTGGATGCGGTCTTTGCTCACCCCCCGCGCCATATCCATTGTCGGGTAAACGATCATGGTGGGGCCGGGGTCGTAGTCAATGACGTAGCCCATGATGCAAAAAATGAACGTGGTCTTTCCCGCCTGTGCGCCGAAACATAAACTAATGCGCCGCGTCTGGCTATCGCTGAACCGGCGCAACGGCTCGCGCAAGTAGGGCGTCAGGTCAAGCCGGAGCGGGCCGGGTATGCCCGATGTCCGGCTTGATAGGATGATGCCGTCTGGCGATTCGACCCATTCATCCACCGCGTAAAACGGCTTGGGCGTGATCGCGTCATTCCATGCGGCGGTTATTTTCTGTAGGTGGTCGGTCATGGCGTGAACACGGCCCCGCATTTCGGGCAGGTCGCCTGCGTGGGTTCGTCTGCCGCATCGGGTTCGGGCGGGCAAGCGGTCATCAATCCCTCAATCGCCCCCGCGTCAAATCCGGTGATGTCCATGTCAAGATTGCCGGTGTCGAGCGCAAGCAACTCCTCTTTCAGGGAATCCATATCCCATTCCGCAAGCTCCGCGAGTTTATTGTCTGCAATCCGGTCGGCCTGCTCGGCGGCGGTGCTGGCGTAGTTTTGGAAGTCCACCGGCACGGCCTTCAACCCCAAACGCTTGGCCGCCTCAAGCCGTCCATGCCCGCGCACGATGTAGCCGGATTGGTTGCTGACCGTGATCGGCGCGCGCCAACCCTGCGCTTTGATCGCCTTGCACATGAGCGACAGCTGCGCTTCAGGATGCGTTTTATTATTTCGCGGGTATGGTTTCAACTGGTCTATCGGTACAATTGAATCATGGGCGCAATGGATTGTAATCCCGTCAATCTGCGGCAGGTCTTTATTTTTCATTTTCCCCCTTGTGGTAGCGTTTGCGGCAATGCGGTTAGAGCGTGGCGGATGGCGTCATCAATCAAATCTTTGACCTTCCCGGCGTCGTCTGCATCTTTCAAAAACGGGCGCAATAATGGCGTGATGGTGTTCGGGACGGCCATTACGCGCTCGCGGGTGCCGGATGCCAATTCCACAAACCGGCGCTGAACATCGGCGGCATTGACAAGCTCGCCCGTCTTGCGCTGATATTCTAGCGCGGCAAGTTCAAGCTGGCGGAGTTCGGCGGCCTTGGCGGTGATGATCCGGTTGATTGCCCCGATTTCGCCGGGCGTTGCCCCGGCGCGGATTGCATTGATTAACGTCCCATGCAATGCCCGTTCCTGCTGGCGGACGCGCTCCAGGC